TTGATGATTGCAGAGATGGTCAGTACCAAACCCAAGTCTATGACACGGGTTGGGTCTTACAACTCTCTGAGCCTGTAAGGAGAAAGTCATGGCATTAGCCTTTAACAAAATCCTTGTAGCTGGCGCGAATTCCAACACCACTGGTGCTTACTTTCAGACCACAACTCTGAGCGTTACAACTGGTGCTGGTAACGTTATTCCTGCTGGTACTTACCTCATGTTCCCAACCGGGAACGTCACCATTATTGCTAACAACGGAACTGGATACAGCACCGTTATTGGTAACAACACTGGTGGTTTCGTAATTAGCGACGGTCAGAACGTGTATGCCAACTCTTTGGGTAGCACGCAGACCCTGACCTTGTTGACGGTTAACGGTGGGCTTGCGGCGACTGGCACATTTAGTTCGTGAGGTGAGTAATGAACTCTAATCATGTAGGTGCTGAGTACCCTAATTCGTTTGGGTACTTCTCTGTTGCTGCTGCTGACGCTGTTCCAGTTAACGCCGTTAGTAACGTTGCTGTCGTGATGGGAGTGACGGGTACGTCATTCCTGGCGCGTCAAGCCATTGTCTACAACGCCAACGCTTCTGCTGCTACTGCAAACGTAGCAATCCTCACGAGCGGTGATGGAAACTTGGCAAATGCCATTTTCACCACCACTGCCATTGGTAACGTGACTGGGAATACCAAGTACCAGTTCCTTACTGCTAACACGAGTGTTAACACTACTCTTGTTACTGCCAATGCTTTGTGGGTTGTTGTCTCAACGATTGCAAATGCAACGGTAAGCGTGAATGTTCTTGGCGACGTTCTTGTTCTGTGAGTGAAGTTTTTGTCACTAACTGTAGCGACACCGATTTAGCAGACCGCTATTCCGGTGTTGACTACAGTTTTAAAAAAGGCGTTGAGGTATCAATTCCTGTTGATGCAGCAACGCATATTTTTGGGTATCGTGACACAGATAAATTGCCTTATGCCGTAAGGCTGGGGTTTGTCCGGCATTCGTCGGAAGTTGAGATTGGACTGGATCGTTTGGCTATGTTTAAGATTAGCCCGACAGCCGCGCAGGACCGCATTCCCTCGGCGGTAGGCGTAGTACCCCTGCCCGTCCGTAAAACGGCGGGGGGAAAAGTCTCCTGAGGGTTTAGAATGGCTGGATTATGGCAACCCTCAACTCATACATCACAGATTGCAGAAGACTTCTCCACGATGCCAACGGGAACTTCTGGACCAATGATGAACTCACGAGCTACATCAATTCTGCCCGTGAGAGAGTGGTTAGAGACACTGGTTGCCTCCGCACCCTTCAAATATCCGCTACACCACTTGCGCCTAACGGCACTGCCGCCATTGCATGGTCTTCTGGCCTAGCAGTTACCGCTGGTCAGTACGTTTTCTCTAATATCTTTATCTATCAGGTTACGGTTGGTGGAACACTGGCTACTTCAGCTCCACCATACCCGGCTTCTGGTAGCAATTTCCCGCCGTCAACTGCGTTTACAAACGGAACAGCAACCCTGCTCTACGTCCAAAACGCAGAGATTATTCCGTTTTCTGCCCTTCCTAACGGCGCATCTACGCTAGACGTCCTCAATATCAATATCTACTGGGGTAATTCCCGTATTCCCCTGCGTTATCTTCCCTGGACGAACTTCAACGCCCAGTTGCGTTACTGGCAGAACTACGTTGGACGGCCTGTGTGCTTTTCAACTTACGGTCAAAACCAACTTTATATCTCTCCGATTCCAGACCAGTCTTACAGCATGGAACTAGACACGGTTGTTCTGCCTACCGAACTGGTTCTGTCTAATCCAACTGTTGCAGACTCTATTCTTGATCCGTATACTGTTCCTGTGGCGTACTACGCTTGCTACAAAGCCAAGTACAAGGAACAGAGTTATGGTGAAGCGGAGATTTTCCGGCAAGATTATATTCGCCAGGTTCAATCTGTCCTGACAACCGTATCTACACGCCGCATCCCAGACCCCTACAGCAGTTCTTACTAAATGGCATCTCAAGAACAGAAAAAAAATTATGCTGTTCTCAAGAGATTCCGTGGGATAAATACCAAAGCCCAACGGACGGCAATCAACGAGGACGAATTTGCGTGGCTAGAGAATGCCATGCCTGTTGGCGACTCCAACATTAAGATTGTTCCGGCGCAGTCTGCGGTATCTAACAGCACCAATAGTGCCGTTGTCTTTGGCAACGTAGTTACTTACCTAACGTCTACCAATATTGACCAAACCGATTACGTTGTAGGTTTTGAAGATAGCGGTCGATCAGAGGCGTTTAATCTATCTTCAAACGTTCTGTCTAACGTAGCCGTGTCTGGCACGTTCAGCGGAGCCAACGTGTCTGCTACTCAGTGGAAAAACGAACGGTTGATCATTGGTGACCCGTCAAAGGGTCTATTTAGTTGGAACTCTAACAACGTTGTATCTATTGGCTCCGTAGGTTTAATAGCAATCACAAACCCAGGTAGTGGGTATTTGACTGCTCCTACCGTGACTATTGGCGCTCCTAACGATTCTAACGGGGTACAGGCTACTGCTGTTTGTACGATCGTCTCTGGTTCTGGCGGCGTCAGGGCCGTGCAAGTCACAGCCGGTGGTAGTGGGTATACATCAGTCCCAACGGTGACTATGGGCGCTCCCAACCTGTCTGGAGGCGTACAGGCAACGGCTATTGCAGCCATCCAAGGTGGTGCTGTTGTAGCGGTTTCTGTCGTTGAAGCAGGATCTGGGTATACGTCTGCACCATCCGTAAGTTTTTCTGGCGGTGGAGGCTCTAGCGCAGCCGCTACAGCCATACCATCTACGGGTGGAGTTAACTCTGTAACGCTCACTAACGCAGGAACAGGTTATACCAGTCCTCCTACCGTAACATTTACGGGTGGTGGCGGCACAAATGCAGCAGCTATAGCCCAGATTCTGACGTTCAAGAAAGGCACTGTAAGCGTTCTGGTGACCAACGGTGGTTCTGGGTATACGTCTACCCCTACCGTGACGATTGCAGGGGCTGGAACGTCTGCTAATGCCGTTGCAGTGGTCTTGGGCAACTCTGTCTCATCTATTGTGATGGACAACCCGGGGATTAACTATCTAGCTAATACTACGGTAACTATTTCCGCACCGTCTGTTCCGTCTGGCAACACTACAGCCACTGCTACAGCGGTTGTCAACACAGATGAGATTGTTTCTGTAGCGACTTTTTCGGGTAGAACCTGGGTTGCAGCCGGTAGAACCGTTTATTACTCAGCAGCAGATTCTTACAGTGACTTTACTGGGGCTTCTGCCGGTGCTTTTGTCATTACAGACTCGACGCTACACGGCAATATCCGTGCATTACTGTCTGCCAACAACTTTCTGTACATTTTTGGAGATGACAGCATCAATGTCTTCTCTGATGTTAGGGTTGACACTAATGGGCAGACGTTATTTACCAATACTAACGTTTCTGCAAGTGTAGGAACAAAGCGGATCTACGCTATTTTCCCGTTCTTCCGGTCTGTTCTGTTTATGAACGACTACGGAATCTATTCTCTTGTTGGATCTACTACCAGCAAGTTATCAGACGATCTAGACGGGGTTTTCCCTAACATAGATTTCTCTTTGCCGGTTTCTGGTGGTCAGGTTCTACTAAATAACATCCTATGCGCGGCATTCAACTTCACTTACAACGACCCGGAAGTTGGTCCGAGGCAGGTCCAGGCCGTCTTCTTCGAGAAGAAATGGTTCATGACCTCCCAAGGGGAGTTAGATTACATCACTTCCGTCCCTTCAGCCGGTTTAATCCGACTGTACGGCGTAGACGGAAAGAATCTGTACCGTCTATATGCCAACAGCACGGCGCAGGTAGCGAGTAAGATCAAGACTGCTTTGATGCCTATGGGAGATGCCATACGGACAAAGCAAGCATTGAAGTTTGGCATAGAAGCCACCTTGTCGGACTATACTACGCTTACGGTTAGCGTAGATAATGAGACTTCTACGGGTACGGCGCAGTCATATACGCTGACTACGTTCATAACCTGGCTTAATAATTTCTTATCTGCGGTGACTTGGACTAACAACAGCAATAATGTTGTTAACTGGACGCCTTCAAATAGCTATGCTTTGTACAAGTCAGACGCGCAGCAGTACGGTAAATATTTGGGGTTGACAATAACCAGTTCTAACGCAGCGTTTATTGTCAGCACGTTTGAATTTGAACATGAATTGAGAGTGAGATTCTAAAATGGCTGTAACGTATACCTTTTCTACGCAGAGTGGGTCTATACCGCTGGCACAACTAGATGCCAACTTTGCTACGCCAATCACGATTGGCAATACGTCTGTCCAGCTAGGCAATACGATCACCACACTCAACAACATTACCCTGGCAAACACGACTATCAGCAGTGGCAATGTCACGTTGACGAACGTGTCTGTTACTACGGCTAACGTTACTACCGCAAATATCACAAATGCGGTTATCGGTACTGCAAACGTCACGACAGCCAACATTACGTCTGGCGTAATAGCCACCGCAAACATCACTACCGGCAATGTTGGTACGTTGACGCTCACAAACGCTCTTGGAACTGCGTCTGGCGGTACTGGACTAACGTCGTTTACATCTGGCGGTGTTGTCTATGCCAGCAGCGGTAGTGCTCTTAGTACTGGGTCTGCGCTGACGTTTGATGGCAACGCAAATCTGTCTACAGGCGGCTCAAATCCGGCTACCTACAACACACTAAATATCAACAATACGTCTTCAACAG